AAATCTATTTCATCATCAATACCGGCAAATTGACCGTAGCCTAATGCCTGTTTAATTCTTTGTTCAAAGAATACTTGTTTTAAGGCAATGCATTCCTTGGCTTTAATATATTTGATTACTTCGCGTAAATATGTTATATCTTTCGTGGGTAATGTATTACTACTGCCACTGCCACTACTGCTACATTCTTGTATTTCTAAAAGACTATCCAATTTTGCTTTGGCTTTAATAATATATTCATTATTATATTTTTTATCATTTTCAATATTATATGATTGTGAATTTGCTTTTGTATCAATATATATAAGTTCAGTATCTAGACTAAGTTTTGCAACTTGAAATGTATTAAATGCTTTTTTATCAATTATCTTTACGTTTTTTATCCATGATATTGCCAATTGATTAGTTAATTTCTTACAATCTTTTTTAGGAATTGGAAAGTCTCCGTGGCTCGAATCGGCTTCAATATCAAAACTTGCAATTAGCAATGGTGGTATCTCAGTTTTCACTAATGGACATATTTCAGTCCAATCACAAGAAATATTTATCTGTGTTTTAGATTGATGATTTTCTATCTTAAATTTACCTGATTGTATACTAATCCAACTTGATGGTTGAACTTTTGTATCATGTAGGAAACGTAATACAGGTTCCAAATCGCTTTCAAATAGATTATATTTAATAGATTGATTAATTTTCCCTGAAATCTTTAATTTTACGGGACTTTTAAACATGCGTTCATAAAATCTATGTCCTTGTTTGCTTTTAAAAGTGAGTTTTATAAATTTGAATTTCTGTTCATTCATAAATGACCAAAATATCTTCTTATCAACAATTTGTGTTTTTAAGTCTTTCTTATTTTCAACCATTGATTCATATGTTTTAGTTTTTGAATCATTTTTAAAATTAGGTATTGGTGCAACTACACTATCTCTATAATATCGGGATCCCCTTTTAAAGTTTTCAGTAAATTTATAATCCTTAGATGCTTGCGCCTCATCATATTCGGCAATTTGCTCTTCGTCATAATCTTCACAATTATTAGAATCGAATGAATCGACGAATTCTTGTGTTTGTTTATCGGTGAAATCATCGGGTATTTGAATATAGAAATATGGTGTATAATTTTTTACTTTAACACATATACTATTACCTAGTGCATTAACGCCAAATATAAATATATTATATATTTTACTATGTTCTTGGTTTAAATAACATTCTTTACGTTCTACTGGTATTTCAACAGGCAAATCGGCTTCATACCAATCCAAAGCCAAAAACTCAATATTATCAGTAGTTAATACTGGTACGCTTACTAATTTTCGTGGTTTATATGGTAGCATATTAGACGACATATTAGACGACATATTAGATACAATATCAACGTGTTTATAATTACTATAAACTGTATAATTAATATTAATACTATAAACTGTATAATTAATATTAATACTATAATTTTTATATTGTAATTTATAATAAATATAATTTCAATTTTATTAAAATTAAAAAAAACTATAAAATAATAAAATAAAAAATATAGTAAATAAGTTTACATCTAATATTTTTAATTCAGGACAATGCCATTACAATGTCATTACAATGCCATTACAATGCAATTGTTTATTATTTAGTAAAGCACTATCAATTTGTGTTATAAGTTCAGGATAAATATTAGTTCTAATAAATTGTAAATGTGTAAGTTTGCGATTAATCTTTAATACATCAATAATTAAATTTGCCCCTTCATCATTTATTTCACATCTGTCTAAATCTAAGCGTGTTATTGCATTATTATTTTTTAACATTTTGCATAGTTGTGTAATACTACCCATAATGCTTACTAATACAATTTTTAGTTTATTAATTACTGTATTGTATTCTAAAACTCTATAAATAATACTTAAACAATCATTAATAATTTCTGGATTTTTAATTGAATCATAATTCATAAAATCACAGGTTAATTCTTTAATAACTGGTAAATCAGTAATAATTTCAGTAATGTGTCTAATAACCATAAATCTATTATTATTTCTCATAAATGCTTTATGAGAATCAATTCTAAATGTTAAACAATATTCTGATTGTGTAGTATGATATTTATGTAAAATATATTTGATATCCTCATATAATAAATCAGGAATATTAGAATCTATATCAATAATAATAGAGATGAAATCACCATAAAATTCTAAGGCAATTTCATGATGTAATGATTCAAAACCTTTTATAAATAAATATTTATTAGAATCTAGTTCATAAAAACTAAGAAACCTATTCTCATGTTCATTATAAATATTAGTAGAAATAATAGTAGTCGTAGTCGTAGTAGTAGCTGTAGTAGTAGCTGTAGTAGTAGCCATAGTAGACATAGTAGCCATAGTAAATATATATATTAAGTAAAAGTAATGCAAATTTTTATACATTATAAAATCAATTTTTATAAAAAACATAATAAAACATAATAAAATATAATAAAAAATAATAATAAAAAAACAATTATAATAATGTCCTGATTCTTTGAAAGAAAGAGAATATATAAAACCATAAATAATCATCATGAAACATACGTTTGTATCTATTACATAACAATACTGCTAGAACTATTTTCTGTATTGCAGTTGAAAATGATAAATGCAATTGTTGATTCCAAAACTGATTGTTATAAATAATATTGTTTGTTTTCAATAAATATTTTAAATACGCAGAAATAGCATATTGTTCGTAATATTCATCATCTGGTACCATATCTTGATGATTAATTGCTAAGTCTCGAATAGTTGTATTTTTTGTATCTTGCAATAATAATATTACCCATTTCCAGCATTCATAACTATTTGCGTTATTTTCGCAATACAGAAAACTCAAAGTATTATTTTTTATCAAAGAATAAGCAATTGAAAATATCCCGATTGTTTCAATAGAATTATAATCAATATATAATTTTTGCAAAGTTGTGTTTATACTTAGCATATTTGCTATGGCTTCTGCTCCGGCATCACCAATTTGATTATTATTAAGATTTAGAATCTCAATCGTATCATTTGTTATTAGCATTTTTGCAATGGCATCTGTTCCTATGTCTCCAATAGCGTTTGAACTCATTGATAAAGATTTTAAACTAGTTCTTGGATTAGCTAATAATGCATTGGCAATCGCAAATGCTCCTTCTTGTTGTATACAGTTATTATTCAATTCTAAAACTTCTAGTGTTGTATTAGAACTTAATGCCTCGGCAATTGAAAATATGCGGTCAGGTAATATATAATTATTACTGATTATAAGTGTAGTTATAGAAATATTATGTAAAAGCATCTTTGATAAATTTAGTATTTTACTGTCATCGCCACATAGGACGTGATGGGATACATCCAAAAAATGTAGAAATTCATGTTTACGCATTCCTTTAAACAATGCTTTTAATTGTTGTTCTGTAATTGTTTTGTGTTTTAATACTAATTTTGTAAAATATTCATTATTAGTTTGTAGTTTTTCTAAAAATCTGGAAAATGCAAGAGGCTCTAAAACTTTAGACATTTTGCGATATGATATTAATTTTAATGATATTAATTATAATGATTTTAATTTTAAGTGTAAATAATATCAATTTTTGTTGCAAATTATAATAAAAAAACTATATTAGGCATTAGGCATTAGTGTATTAGGCATTAGGCATTAGACATTAGTGTATTAGGCATTAGGCATTAGACATTAGTGTATTAGGCATAAGGTTATTTTTATGTATAAATATATATTCAATTTAGATAATGATTAACTATTGCTACAACTACTGAACTAACATCACCAACCAGGTCTTCATCATCACTATCACTTTCATCATCACTTTCATCATCACTTTCATCATCATTAACAATAACATCGTCAATAACAACATGAACAACATGAATAAGTGCCTGTGAAATTGGTAAAACGCTTATTAAAGTATTCAAAAAATCTTCTTTGTTTGTATTTATAGCATTTAGTTGACTTTGATATATTGGTTCATTTGAATCATTAACTACTGTTTCTAATATAAAATCTATATTGCCAATATTTTGGTTATTTTTAATCCATATAAAAACATCTCTAAATGTTTGAAAGTTATTATTAAATTGATAATTTGAAACTATATTTTCAATTATATTGTTTATGATAATGAAATATCCATAATATATATCATTTAAATATATTCTATCTATTTCTATAATATTACCATTTGGTAATGTAATTTGCATACACTGTTTTTTTACTAGATGATTATTACCAAACCTATTACCATTACCATTATTATTATCATACACATTGCCATTATTATCATAAATATTACCATTACGAATACCAATTGCCATTTCTAAAACTTTATGTAAAGATATTTAAAGATATGTAAATATATATGTATATATATGAATATAAATATGTATATTATGATTATTAATAAAAAAATCAATTTTATTTTTCTTTTTTTTGTATTTTCTTCTATTTTCCTCTATTTTCCTCTATTTTCCTCTATTTTCCTCTATTTCACATATATGTGATTATCTTTAATTAAAATGGCAATATATTTGCAAAGAGAATCTAATAAGTATTCATAATCTAAGAAATTAGATAACTTAACATATTCAAAAAGCAAATCATTTGAAATCTCATGTTTTTGTAATATTGTAAAAAAGCAGCTTTCATTATTATTATGAATAATATAATAGTCATTAACTAACTTAAAGAACAGTTCGATTTCTAGATTTGTAAGGGTTTTGCCTTGGCTAATAGGTATTACAAGATTGTAGCTAATCTCGCAACTATATCCTAAATCATTTAGCATATTTGCAATAGTTTTTGATTCATATGCAATTGTAATAGGTATATTTACATCACCATTATTAAATTTACATATTATTTGTTGTTGTGATTGTAATTGTAATTGTGATTGTGATTGTGATTGTGATTGTGATTGTGATTGTGATTCCATTTTTAGGACTTTGTATTTAATAGTAATTAATAGTAATAAATAATAAATAATAATATATTCAATTTTCTAAAATGTAAAATAGTATCTATTAAAATAGTATCTAGATACAATAATAATAATAGTCATAATTACTAACCAATAATATAATTTAGTATATCTTTTAATTTCATGTTTTTTTGCAATTGCAATAGAATCAACACTTGCAAAAGGACTAATAGGATTTAAAACTGAATATGTATCTAGAACCTCATCCATACTATAAATTGGTTTACCTAAACTCGCATTAACTTGATTATGTATATCAATTACCCATTTTACAAAATCGGCTTTCTTATCTAAAAAAGGTAAAAGAGGGTGTTGATGTAGAAATTCTCTATAATGTTTTTTGCACATTTCGCATGGTAAAATATCTTTTAGACTACTATAAAAGTCATAATAAACTCTTTTATCCATTTCAGTAGGTTGTTCTGGATATTCAAATGATATAATATGTAAAATATACCAAAATTGTGGTCCCCATACTTCTGGTTTCATTATATATTGTATATATTCTAAAATATACCTAATTTAATATTTATATAGGTATTATTTTTTAATATAAAAACAAATTATGTATTTATTTATAACTATAACATATGAAAGAAATAAATTACACAAATATATGTTTTTAATACGTTTTAACTTAGTATTTATAAACTTATAATTAAATATGGAACCCAATCAAATTTTAATACCAATAGAAATGACAACATCATTGTTAATGAAAAAACCAAATAAAAATGGAAATGGTAATGGAAATGGTAATGTAAATGGTAATTGTAATAGTAATGGTAATATAAATGAAAATATAAATGAAAATATTAATAATGAAATAATACAAACAAAAGCTTTTCAACCAGTGTGTTCTTTTGGACTAATTTGTTTTGATAAGAAAAAAGTTATTATTAAAGTAAATGTAAATGAAACTGAAAATGAAACTGCAAATGAAATCGAGATTGAAAATTCAAAAATAGAAATACAAAATACAACAAATACCCAAAATAAATCATTTAAAAATACAAATTCAAATATAAGTTCAAATTCAAATATAAGTT